GTGATGAACCTACTAAACAGGGTTTTAAAGTAATGTCTGTAGGTTGTTCTCACACTGAAGGTGTGGGGTTAAATGATGATGAAACTTGGTCTCATCAATTATGTAAATTAATTAATGGAGTAGATTTAAATTTTGGTTATGGTGGTAGAAGTAATGACTATGTTACTCGATGCTTAATAACATACTTTGATATAATCAAACCAGATTTAGTATTAATTATGTATCCAAATCAAGATAGAAGAGAATACTATACTGAAGATGGAAATATAGAGCCATTTGCTTATAATCCTTGGGGACATTTAGTAGAAACAGAAGATGGTAAAGAAATTTATAATGGTTTAATGGCAGTAGCTAATAATGAATCTAATTATATAAATTGGTACAAAAATCATTTATTAATAAAATATTACTTAGAAACTAAACAATGTCCTTGGGTATGGAACGGATCACATTTATTTGCTGGAACTAGTGAATCTAATAGGTTTGATGGCGATTATAGAAACTTTATAGACTATGGAAAAGATGGAAACCACTCAGGCCCATTACATAATAAACAATACGCAACAAATCTACATCAATTTTTAATAGACAATAAAATTATTTAGTCTATAATTTCTTTATATTTATACATAAATAAACACAAATAATCATGTTTAAAATTATCATGCAGTTCATTCCAGGAAATGACCAAATGTGGGTAGAAAAATTAAACCCAACTGACCCTATCTATCAATATAGTGATGAGGTAGAAGCACAAGCTAAAGCAGAAGAATTACAATCAGCTGATGCAACAGGACGCTTATATAAAGTAGATTCTTCTATATAAAATAAGTTTGGTTGTCTCAATTCTTTTGTATATATTTATATCAAACAAATAAAATTTATTATGACAGTATTAGTAATCCTAATCATCGTTGCCGTAGCGGTATTCGTTGCTATGAAAACCGGTAAGGTTAAAGATGCAAACAACAACAACATTCCTGACGCTATTGAAAAACCACTTGAAGAAGTGAAAGAAGTAGTTAAAGCAACTGTTGCAAAAGTAAAAGCTCCTAAGGCACCACAAGCTCCTAAGGCACCACAAGCTCCTAAGGCACCACAAGCTCCTAAAGCAGCAAAAAAACCAGTAGCAAAAACTAGTGCTAAAAAGCAAAAGTAATGCTAAAACTAGCAGAAATAGCTAAGGCATGGATAGCAGCAGCTAATCCAACACCTGGGCAAAAAATTATAGCAGAGCATAGGGCGAGTGTTTGTGACACTTGCCCAAGCAAAGCTTATAATAAAATAATGGATTTCTATTTTTGCAGTGAATGTGGATGTCCACTAAACAAAAAAATTTTCAGTCCTGTTGAAGGACCTAAAGCTTGCCCATTAGCTAAATGGGAAAAATAATGTTATGGCACAATTAACACCAGAAGAATTACAATCAATTAAAGACTTACAGTCTAAGTACAACCAAACCATATTTGAAATCGGTGCGTCTGAAGCACAGATAATCGCATTTCAACAGGGCATTGAAAAATTACAAAAAGCTAAAAGTGGTTTAATATCTGATTTAACAACAATTGAACAGAAAGAATCGGAACTAATTAAATCTTTACAAGAAAAGTACGAACAAGGCACTATAGATTTAGAAACAGGAGAAATAACATTGGATCAACAATAACCTGCGGTTTATAGCTGTTTTTAGATATTTATTATTAGGTCAATCCTATTAAATTTTCAAAAACAATTATAAAAAATGGGCGAAAAAATTTTATCTCCTGGCGTATTCCAAAATGAATCTGACCAATCGTTAGTTCAAAGTGGCATCCAAGGTACAGCAACTGCTATCGTTGGTCCAACTGTGTTGGGTCAACCATTAGTTCCTACCTATGTTACTTCATATAGTGAGTATGTATCAAAATTTGGAGAAACATTCAAAAGTGGTAGCTACTACTACGAATATTTAACATCATTAGCTGCTTACGATTTCTTTAACAATAATGGTGAAACATTATTAGTTACTAGAGTTATCAGCGGTTCAGATAATGTTAGTACTTATGCTTCTTCAAGTGTAGCAGGTATTGCTACTTTAACTGCTGGTACTGCCGCTACAGCTAGCTTAAACTTAACTAATGCTGTTACAACTGAACATTCTGCTTCTATTAACGGAGCTTATACTTTAAGTTTATCTGGATCATCTACACAAGATATTTACAACAGACTTACTGGTTCTACTGCTTACAGTGCTATTTCTAGTAGTGTTATTAGTGCTTCATTTACATCTCCAAACGTAGTATTTACTGCAATTCCTAAAGGAACAAAAGGCAATAGCTACTATTATGTTTCAGGTAGTACAACCGTAACATTTGGTGGTGGTGTTGATATAGAAGCATTTGCTCTTGAAACTATAGCTTGGGGTGATACTATGAACAACTCAGGTAGCATGTCAGCTGGTGCTTTAGCAAACGGTAGTGCAACTAACGTTCGTTGGGAAGTTACTAGTGTAAATACTGGTAGTGGTACATTTAGTTTAGCAGTTCGTGCTGGTAATGATAATACTGCTCAAACTAACTATTTAGAAACATTCCCTAACTTATCATTAGATCCAGATTTACCTAACTTTATCTCTCGTGTAATTGGTGATTTAAAACCATTTTACAAAGTAGATGGTGATGGTGTTCCATTTATTGATTATGTTGGTACTTATGCTAATGCTTCTAAATATGTTCGTGTTAAATCAATAGCAACTCCAAATATAGATTCAATCGACAATAATGGTAATTTTAAATTAGCTCAATATAGTGGTAGCTTACCATTAGTAGGTAGTGGTTCAATAGGTGGTGCGTTTAGTGGTGGTGTGAAAGCAACAAATGCTGTTCAACTAATGAATGAAAATATTACAACAAGTAATATTCAAGGATTTACTCCTGCTGATTACACTACTGCTCTTAATTTATTAACAAATAAAGATGAATACCAATTTAGTGTGTTATTAGCACCAGGTATTACTTTAGATAACAGTGCTGCAGCAACAGTAATCGCTACTTGTGAAAATAGAGGTGATGCTATTGCAATGATGGATTGTAAAACATACGGTTCAACTGTAACAGGTGCTGTAACAGCAGCTGCTGGTCAGTCTAGCAATTATGCTGCTACTTATTGGCCTTGGGTTCAATTATTCTCAACTAAACTAGGCAAAGCAGTATGGGCTCCAGCTTCAACTATTATGGGTGGTGTTTTAGCATTCAATGACCAAGTAGGTGCTGAATGGTTCGCACCAGCTGGTTTAAACAGAGGTGGTGTTAGTGCATTAAGAGCTGAAAGAAAATTATCTCAAGCAGATCGTGATGCATTATATGATGGTAATGTTAACCCATTAGCTACATTCCCAGGAAATGGTGTTGTAGTATTTGGTCAAAAGACATTACAGAAAAAAGCTACAGCTTTAGATAGAGTAAACGTTCGTCGTTTGTTGATTACATTAAAAGACTTTATTGGTCAAGTTGCAAATAACTTAGTATTTGAACAAAATACAACAATAACTCGTAATAGATTCTTATCTCAAGTAAACCCTTACTTAGATAGTATTGTACAACGTCAAGGTTTGTATGCTTACCAAGTGGTGATGGATGATTCAAATAACACACCTGATGTAATCGATAGAAACCAATTAGTAGGTCAGATTTATATCCAACCAACTAAGACAGCTGAATTTATCATATTAAATTTCAACGTATTACCAACTGGCGCTACATTCCCTGCATAAGGGGATGTAGTTGCTAATATTTATTAATAGCAATATAAACACAACATAAAATGGCTGTATTATCACCAAACGAAATAATGTTCACAGCGTTTGAACCTAAAGTTCAGAATCGTTTTATCATGTATATCGACGGTATTCCCGCGTACTTGATTAAAAAAGCATCTGCCCCTGGATTTGAAGCTGGTGAAATTATTTTAGATCATATCAACGTTTACCGTAAAGTTAAAGGTAAAGTTCGTTGGAGCGATATGACTTTAGAATTATATGATCCTGTAACTCCATCTGGTGCACAATCAGTAATGGAATGGGCTCGTTTAGCACACGAATCAGTAACTGGTCGTGATGGTTACTCAGATTTCTATAAAAAGAGCATCACACTAGACATCTTAGGTCCAGTAGGTGATGTAGTAGGTGAGTGGATTATCAACGGTGCTTACGTTAAAAGTGCAAATTTCGGTGAATACGATTGGAGCGCAGACGCAGCAGTTAGCTTAACAGTAACGATAGCTATGGATTATTGCGTATTGAACTTCTAATTATATTTCAATATCTTTTTATATGAGGCGTCTGCTTTTAGCAGACGTCTTTTTTTGTTTTATATTTATATCCATGGAATTATTAAAGTCGTTTGATAAAACAAAACTAGATTTAGAAAATCCTTCACCATCGGGTTTTAATAGACTTGATACTATTACTGACTATAACGCTGATAGTACAGGTACTCCAACTAGTACAGCAAATCCTGGTGCTCCATCTCGTTTCTTTCAAAAATTCGTCCCTCAAGAAACATATTTACAATATGTTAAGGATTTACCTAGCAAAAGTAATTTATTAAATTTAAATAGTTTTGATAGTACCACTGAGCAAACCTCCAACTATTCAATATTTGACGCTACTAATCTTGACATTGAAAAACCAGGAGTTAATGGTGGTATTCCGTACAAACAAGAAAAAGACCCAACAGTATATCCAGTAACATCACAAAGAGTAACACCATCAAGAGGGGCATTTCCAGTACAGGGAGAGGGTGCTAAAAAATATACCCAACCATTTACCCCTACTAAAACATATTCAGAGTTTATAAAGAAGTTTATTTAATATTATTTGGTAAATGCCCTTTTTCTTCGTATATTTATATATATAATAAATAAAATAAGTTTATGGCTGAATTAAAAATTCCAACAGAAATCGTTTCGTTACCCTCAAAAGGTTTATTGTATCCTGAAACATCTCCACTATCTAAAGGTGAAATTGAGATGAAATACATGACAGCAAAAGAAGAAGATATTCTTACCAACACTAACTATATCCGCCAAGGTACCGTTATTGATAAATTACTACAAGCACTAATTGTAACACCAATTGACTATAATGAATTATTAGTTGGTGATAAAAATGCAATTATGATTGCGGCTCGCGTATTAGGTTATGGTAAAGATTATACATTTACATATAATGGTAAAGAAGTTACAGTAGATTTATCTACATTGGAAGATAAAAAAATTGATGAATCCTTATTTAAAAGTGGTGTAAATGAATTTACATTCACAACCCCTAAAGTTGGAAATACATTAACATTCAAATTATTGACACACGGCGATGAGAAAAAAATCGAAGCTGAAGTTAATGGTATGA